AAAAATAGTTTATCAAATTAAAAATTGAAAGAAGACTTACATATGAATAAGAAAAGGCAAGTAATATTAAATATGAAATTTAACAAGGATACAGTAGTTTGTGCTAGAACTCCAGCGTTATGTGGGGAATGCAGGGAAGAATGTGAAAAAATGAAGTTATTTTATTTTCCATTTAATAAAAGAGATTTAGTAGAATGCTTTAAAAATAATCAGAGAAGAAAGTAGGTGGTAAGAATATGGCTAGGGCACCAAATGAAGAGTTAAACTATAAGCAAAAAATTTTCTGTATTGTATATAGTAAATGTTTTAATGCAACTAAGGCTTATAAGCAGGTTTACGATTGTTCCTATAAAACTGCTATGGTATGCGGATCTAGATTACTGGGGAATCCTAAGGTAAAGGAACAAATAGAGTCATTAACTAAAGCAGAGTTTGATAAAGAAACTCTAAAACGTGGAATTTTGCAGAAATATATTGATATTGCTTTTGCAGATATAACTGAATTTTTAGAGTTTGGGGAAGAGGAAGTTCCACTTTTTGATAAGGATGGGAAGCCTAAATATAACGATGATGGTGCAGTAATGACTAAAAAAATTACCTATATAAAGCTTGTGGACAGCAGTAAAATAGATGGAACCTTAATCAGTGAAATATCTGAAAGTACAACTGGGATTAAATTTAAACTTCATGATAAGATGAAAGCTTTAGACTTTCTTACTAAACATTGTAATTTACTTGATGATGAGACCAAATCTAAATTAGAATCTGAAAATAAGAAACTTCAAAATGATAAATTAAGAGCAGAGATTAATAAAATAAGTAATAATGATGAGAATGAAGTTGAAGATGATAAATTTCTAGAAGCTTTAAAAGGCAAAGCAAATGAGGTGTGGAAGGATGAGTAAGCCCTTAGAAAATAGCTTTAAATTTAAGCCTTTTTCAAAGAAACAGCTTCAGATTTTGACTTGGTGGAATGAGAAATCTCTGGTTAGGGATAAGGATATATTAATTGCAGACGGTTCAGTAAGGGCAGGCAAAACTATTGTGATGTGTCTGTCTTTTGTTATGTGGGCAACAGAAGAATTTCATGGAGAAAACTTTGCATTTTGTGGTAAGACAATAGGCTCTCTCAGGAGAAATGTCATAAAACCTCTGAAAAAAATGCTTAAGAGCAGGGGATATACATGTAGAGATCATAAATCTTCCAATGAAAATTATTTGACTATTTCAAGAAATGGGAGAGGTAATGATTTTTATTTATTTAGTGGAAAGGATGAAGGTTCACAGGATTCAATTCAAGGGATAACCTTAGCTGGCGTTCTATTTGATGAAGTTGCTTTAATGCCTCAATCTTTTGTAAATCAGGCAACTGCTAGATGCTCTGTAGATGGTGCGAAAATTTGGTTTAATTGCAATCCAGATGGTCCATATCATTGGTTTAAGGTTGAATATTTAGATAAACTTGAAGAGAAAAACGCAGTTCGGTTACATTTTACTATGGAAGATAACTTGTCACTTAGTGAAAAAGTTAAAGCTAGATATAGAAAAATGTACTCGGGAATATTTTACAAAAGATATGTTTTAGGTTTATGGTCTTTGGCAGAAGGTATCATTTATGATATGTTCAATGAAGATATTCACAAGATTAAAACAATTCCTAGAAAATATGAAAAGTATTATGTGAGTATCGATTATGGAACTCAAAATGCAACAGTATTTTTATTATGGGGATTATTTAGAAATAAATGGTATATAGTTAAAGAATTTTATTACAGTGGAAAAGCAACAAAGGAGCAAAAATCAGATGTCCAATATTCTAAAGAATTAAGGAATTTCCTGGGAACTATTATTCCGGTAAAAATAATAGTTGATCCAAGTGCAGCAAGTTTTATAGCCCAGCTTAGGGATGATAAATTTAAGAATGTTATGAAAGCTAAGAATGATGTATTGGATGGAATAAGAACAGTGTCTAGTGCTTTAAATCTTGGTTTATTTTACGTTAATGACATATGCAGGGAAACTTTAAAAGAGTTTAGTTCATATATTTGGGATCCTAAGAAACTGGATCATGGAATTGAAAGTGTCTTAAAAGATAAAGATCATTGTATGGATGCTGTAAGATATTTTATTTATACAATTCTTAGAAGTGATATTGATTTAAAATATGATGATTCAGTTTATAAAAAGGGAAGAGGAATAGTTAATTCTAGTAGCTATGATCCTTATAAAAGAGGAGGGGAAGTATTTTAATGTATTTAGATTATGATAACAAAAGTAAAAACATAAAAGAGACATTATTTAATTTACCAGATGTTGAGAAGTATGAAAGGGAAAGAGTAAGAAAAGATTATATCTTTTACAGGGGAAAAAGTATAATTCCAGTAAATAAAGTTCGTGAGGATAAGGCAAGTCTAGGACAAAACTGGGAGATTAGCGATAATTGTGATTATAAGCCCACTCAGGATATAAGAAATAAAGTCAAACCACTTCTTAAAAAGCAAGCTAGATGGATGTTTGGAGTGGAACCAACTATTAAGTTTAAAAGTGATAATAAGCAAGATAAAGAATCTTGTGAAGAGCTTAGGAAATTTGTTGAAGATGTATTAGATGATAATTTCTTTTGGTCAATGACTAAAAAGGCATTTTTGGAAGCAACTATTAAAAAAAGAGTTCTTCTCAGAGTTGAAGCGAATCCAAATTCGCAAATAGTTATTAAATATGAGTCTATAGAAAATTTTTGTTATAAAGAAAAAAACGGGAAGCTTTTATATGTAGTACTTTTTGAGGAAGATGAAGAAAATGTATATAAAGCCTTAAATCTAGAAAAGCTTTATTATCTTCATACTTACTATTATCAAATTAATGAAGGAACTAAAGAGCTTGAAGCCTGGTACAGAAAAGAAACTTATAAGAATTTAGAACTTCAAGAAAATTTGACAATAGACGTTAATACAGGATTTTCAACAATCCCATGCTGGTTAATTAAAAATGGTGGGGAACTAAATGATTCCTTTGGTGAATCTGATCTTGGTGAATTAATAGATATTCAAATTCAATATAATAAAACAATTTCAGATGCGAGGGATGCATTAAGATTTCAAATGTATGGTTCAGAGGCAGTGATTGATGGAAAGGAAGAAGATGTTAATAAGTTTATTGTAGCTCCAGGTGCTCTGCATGCAGTAAGGACAAGAGATGAATTATTAGAATCAGGGAAACAGGCTAAGGTTCAAAGGTTAGAATATAATATGAGCAATAATGCTGCTGTTGAAGCTTATTTAGATAGAGCAGAAGCAGATATGAACTTTGCCGTGGACATGCCTAAATTAGCTGATTTAAATAATATTCCAAGCGCAAAAGCTATGTCGTATTTATATAACGATTTAATTGCAAGATGTGAAGATAAATGGAATGATTGGACACCAGCTTTTATAAATTTATTTAACTTCATAAAAGAAGCGGCCCCAGTTTGCTATCCAAGTAAATATAATAAGGTTTGGAATCAATTAAAATATACTACCTTGTTTGAACATAATTATCCTCTGCAAAGTGATACTAGTGAAAAGAAAACTTTAGCTATGTCAGAAGTAAATAGCGGCGTAAGATCCCATCAATCCTATATTAAAGACTACTCGGATATAGAAGATGCAAAAGAAGAGTGGAACGAAATATTACAAGAAAAAACTCAATTGAATGGGTGATATACCTAAATTAAGTGCATACTCAAGAAATTAGATACAAGTGTGTTCCATAGGACTATGAAAATCTTGCTGAAAGCACTAAACGAAAGGTTGCACTCACTTTAGCTTGCTCCAACTATTCAGTTAGACAAGCTAAAGTGGAACAACCTTTCATTAAGTGCTTTTGGCAGCAAAATTTTCAAATGCCTATTTCACACACTTGTATCTAATTTCTTTGGTTGAATATACATTTAATTTAAAGTTCACATCTATTCGTCTTTTTTAGGGAGGCAGACGTTAAAGAACAAACCTAAAAACTCTATTCATGGACGCTACCATGTAAACAAGCGAAGATAGAGAAGGAGGAAAGATAATAATGGCAAAATTAAAGGAGATTATAGGAGAAGAGCTATTCAAAATGCTCTCAGAGGAAAAGCAAAAGGAATTTGAAAATAAGGATTATGAGGATATTTCTAATGGGCCATTTATTCCAAAACAGCGCTTTGATAAGATAAATGAAGATGCTAAGACTTATAAAAAGCAGGCTATGGAAAGAGAGCAGCAAATCTTAGAATTAAAAAATCAATATGCTGATATTGAAAATTTAAAGAATAAGATTATAGATCTTGAAAATGAAAATAAAAACCAAAAAGAAAACTATGAAAAAGAGTTAGCAGATATCACTTTTAATAATCTTTTAGAGAAAAATCTAAATGCTTTTAATGTAAAAGATAAGACTTTAATTATGACTTTATTAAACAAAGAAGATCTCAAGGTTGATGGAGAAAATATATTAGGACTTAAGGAGCAAGTAGAAGCTATTAAAAAGGAGCGTGATTATCTATTTGAAAAAGAGATAAATGGGACAAGCTCTTTTAGTACTGGTGGCGGAAGTCAAAATCTCGGAGAGAAAAAGAATTTTGCAACAGAATTAGGAAAAGAAAAAGCAGCAATGCAGGGAGCTGGTATTGCTAACTTTATCAAGTGAAAAAATAAAGTGTAGAAAGGAAGAAGAAAATGAAACAATCAAGTTATTCAATTGGGGCTCAAGGGAGACTTAGAGCTATAGCTGGTGATCATTTTATTACTTTGCCAGTTAAGGTCAAAAAAGCAGATGTATCAGCTTTATTAGATTCGAACGAGGTATTAAAGGCTGGAACATTACTTACAAAGGATGGGAAGGCTGTAACAACGACAGCTAATGCATCAGATGTTTATGGTGTTATTTATGAGGATGTGAATTTCGAAGGGGTCATATCACCAGATGGAAATGCAGATAATGGAACAGCAGTCGCAGCAATATTTGTGCATGGGGTTTTATATGAAGCAGACGTTAAGTTTACAAAAGAATC